GGCTCTGGTTCTCCAGGTATTCCACCCATTCCGCCTATGCCAGGTGTTGTTCTAGGGCCATCATTTGTAAATATTGGGTCACCACCTATTATATTATTATCAAAGCCAACACCAAAATTGCCTTGTAATTGATCTTCTTGTCGCTGCATTTCAAAAAACTGTTGTTTTTCTGCTTCAGTCATTTCCGGCGGAAGTAACCTTCCTATAGGTTGTTGGTCTTGGTTATTAATAACTTGATCTGTTCCAAATTCACTACTAAATTCTGGTCCTATTCCTCGTTTACGCATTTCTTCTTGTTGTTTTTGAAATTCTAAATCTATTTCTGAAGGTTCTTGAGTAAATGGTGATCTAAATTCTTCCTCCCTTCGGAGTATATCATTTGGATCTCGTGCTATAGACATGAAATCATTACGCTTGGGTGGTGCCATAGGTGGTAAAAATGGAACCGAAGTCTCATTCGGTAACATTGGAATCGGTTGAGGCGCTTGTGGCACTAATGGTAGCGGTGCCAAAGGTGCTACTGGTTGTTGCATTGCTGGTGGTGCTATATCCATAGGTGGCATGAAAGGGTCGATAGCGGGTAATGGTTGTCCACCAGATTCTATTGGAGGTCTACCGCCGCCAAAAGAAGGTGGTGCAATACCCATATCTCTACCGCTGCCGTCTGGATTACCTATAGTCGGAGGTGTAAATCCCGGAGGAGGTGGTAGTAATTGTTGAGGAGGTCCCATTCCTTGTCTATTATCATCTTCTCCAAGAGGAGGCCCCATTCCTTGTTGAGGAGGTCTCATTCCTCCTCTTTGGTCTTCTAATATTTGGTCTTCTAATATTTTATCAATACTCCCGCCGCCATAGTCTATACCACCGCCCCCAGGTGCATCTATTGCTCTTTTAAGAGGAGGTAATCCAATACTTGGTATTTGTCTTGATAACCGCCCATGGTCTGGGCTACCGATTGGTATAATTCCATTTTGTTGGGGTAGTGGTTGTTGCAGTTGCGCTAATGTCTGCGCATCTGGAACCATATTACCGAATCCCATTTGGAATGTTCCGCTAGGATCCATAGGTGCTGGATTTAGCTGTCCGCCAAATAAACTACCTTCTTTTTGCATTTGTTGAAATTCTGCAAAACTTTGCGGTTGTTTTGGCAATATTGAACTTCGGCGCTGTCTATCCATTAGATTACCAAAAATACCACCCATACCACCACGGCTACGTGCGTTTGTAGGTACTTGTCCGATGCCTCTTCTTAAATTGTCAAATAGTCCCATAATTTTCGAATAATCCCATCATTTCATACATTAAATCTGTGCCTTTCTTTCGATCCTCTTCTCCAGTAGGTGTAAGAGTTACTATCCCGCCATTGTTTTTCATCTGGAAGCCACCGGCTCCTCTAACAGCTGAACCAGTCATAACAAATTCACCATCTGAAAGCATCGCTGGAACATCATCACTTGTTTCTGTTCCCGGGCCCTCTATAAATCCATTCTTTCTTTCAAAATCTTCTACAGCTACATTGCCACCTGTTGCGTAAGCCATCGGCATAACATTGCCACCCATATTGTAGCCCATTGGCATAACATTGCCGCCCATGTTGTAACCCATATTGTCATCTTTTTCTACTGTAAAATTCAAATTTGGATATGCTGCTCTTCTTGCTGAAGGCTCATGGAAATACATCATAAATTCATTTATTTGTCTATCTGGAACATCTGGGTAATTTTGTTTAATCATATCTACAACTTGTGGTGTAGCACCAGTACCGATTCTATCAAAGGCTTTTATAAATGTTTCTCTATCGTTACTAGATAAAAAAGTATCTCGTTTAAGCAACTCTTGTCCTATTTGGCTTACACCACCGCCCATATTGTAAGCCATAGGTCTGGCTGCTCCGCCCATGTTGTAACCCATTCTCTCTACAACCTCTGGAGCTACCTTAGCTAATGACTCTAGGCCTTCGTTCGGATATACACCACCGCCTTGGTTCATGCCTTGTGGTTGCTGTTGTTGCTGTTGTTGTGGCTGTCCACCGGATAATGTTGGGAAAGTTCCTTGTGGTAATAAACCAAACTCAGTTGGATTTGGAGCTTGCTGTCCCGTTCTTCTAGCTATCTCGGCTTCTATATTATATCTACCACTAGCATCCATGGTTGTTAATGGTGTCAATTCTACGCCTTTAGCATTTTTAGCTTCATCGTAAGCTAACTTACCTAATGTGCTAGCTAGTGCTCCTGCTCCAAGCATGCCTAGACCACCCATACCACCACCGCCACCGCCGCCGCCAAACATACCGCCTCCGCCTCCGCCACCGCCACCGCCAAACATACCACCGCCAGATCTTACGGGATCAGAGCCTCTTCCTTTAAGAAAATCCTCTATTAATCCAATTTTACTTTGACCTGGGTTTCCACCAAACAAGCTGCCAAGACCGCCACTATTTGATAGACCGGCTAAATCACTACCTACTAAATTTCCAGAGGCATCCATTAATCCAGAATCAAGCATTTGTTGATAGTCAAGTATTTGTCCATCTACTGAGTATGTTCCGTCACCAACAGCTTCAATAGTTGGTTGACCTTGACCGCCCATCATATTACCAAAAAGTCCTACACCATCTTTACCAGGCATAACGTATTCATAACCTTTTCCTACTGTATTTCCAAAAAGACCTACGCCATCTTTACCTTTAAAAAGAAACTCGCCTGCTTTGTCTTTTAAACCACCAATACCACTGCCTAAATTTCCAAATAAACCTACGCCATCTTTACCTTTAAACAAAAATTCTTTTGCATTACCAAAGAAATTGCCGCCTGTTTTAGTTGCTGCACCGGCTCCTTTACCTAAGCCTCCAATACCTCCAGCTAATTTACCTGCTCCGTAACTCATAACCCCAGATTTCAAAGCATCTTTCCAACTACCGCCACCTAATTTGGTTGTAAGTCCAGATATACCAGCAGATAATAATGGTCCTACTCCTGGAATAAAGTTAGCCAAAGGCCCAATGACAGGTGCTACTTTTTTTGCTACTTTTTTTAAACTTTTGCCTATTTTTTTAAAGAACCCAAACTCTTCTAAGCCTGTGGTTGCGTTAAGACTTGCAATACCTGCACCGACTACAGCTTGTTCTGGGTTAATGTTAAATTCGTTATATTTCTTTTCGAGCATAGACTCGAACTCAGTATCTTCCAAAAACTCTGGTGGTATGACCATCTCTCCTGGGCGTAAATGAGCTAATTGGGTATCTTCACCCGTTCCAGCTGCTTTAAGCTGTTCAGCAATTTCATTCAAAGGAGCGTCAGTTTTAATTTGACCTTGCTCTAACATATTCTGTAAGCTTGCTTGATCTTCTGGTGACATGCTTTGCATCTCTTGCATCATCTGCGCCTCTCCCATAGGCATATTATTTCCAAAACCGCTGTCTGGTGGCTTTGAAGAAAATGCGTCTGGATAATTCATTTTTGGCGGTAAACTGCTTTCTGGTACTAAATCTCTTGGCAGATATATGTTTTCACCTCTGTCTTCTTTACCATTTTGATTAGCGTCTCTAAAATCCATAGTTTCCATTATGCCAGGCACCATACCCTCTGGTAGAGGTGAGCCATCTAAAAAACGAGGCATAGATGAGTTCAATAGACGCTCTTTGGCCGTGTCCATAGCGGTCATAGAAGGCATTACAGCACCAGTCTCACCTTGCTCTAGCATATTCTGTAATCTTACTTGATCTTCTGGTGACATACTTTGTGTTCCACGTGGAACTCCCGGCATAGATATAGATGCACGATTACCAAACGCGCGATCACGCTCACTTCCACCTTGCAATGCTTGTATAGCTTGATCTCTAGCTTGACTTTTTTGTGCTTGTACTTGTGGAGAGTCCCCAGGTTGTGGAAAGTAAGTTTGATCTATAAATTGCATTTCACTATCATTAATAACCGCGCCGGTTTCTCTTTTAAGTATGGCGTTTGCAAAATTTCTTTTTTCCATGTCATTGATAACTGCGCCGGTTTCTGGGCGTTGCATCATCTGCGCCTCTCCCATAGGATCACCTTGCTCTAGCATATTCTGTAATCTTACTTGATCTTCTGGTGACATACTTTGTGTTCCACGTGGAACTCCCGGCATAGATCCTGCACCCATTGAAGGCATTACAGCACCAGTCTCACCTTGTAAACCGTAAACTTTTTTTAAACTTTCTTCTAATGTCATAATATTAACTTATTGTTACTGTTACTGTTCCAAGACTCATTGTAGCAGATACTCCGCTAATGTAAGTCTTATGCTCATACAGGTTTCTAAACACATTACCATCGAAGGCTTGGTGAACTTCCACTGTAGAGTTAAATATAATCGCTCCTGTCGCGAATTGCAATTCTGATACATCGCTACTTGTATAATGCTTTACTGTATCTGGATCAAAGGCTGAGAGGTTTATCTCTAAAACCCTAACCAATCTATTAAAGGTAGTTGCATCAACTGTATCGCCCTGTGCGATTGGTAGCCGGGTTTCGAGCAACTTGCCCATTATCTACGTCCAGAAGAAATTACATCTAGCCTGGTTGCGCCTAACCTCCACTTATAATTTTTTCTATTTGCTTCTGTATTATCATCATCGGATTCAAACCTTAGTGCTATCTGCCTACTCCTAGATCTTAAACTAGCGAATGTAGACGTTGAGGTTACTTGGGTAGTAGATGATGTGCTTAATGAATTACCATTAAAGTCTCTGGTCTTTAATACAAAATTTATAGCCGGAGTAGGATCTGTTCCTGCTTTTAGTATAAATTTTATGTCTGGTATTACTTTTTTTACAAAAGTAAAGTCATTACCATCACCAACATCTAAATCAGCTGACTCAACAAAAACATTATCCATAGATGCTAAATCATCATTAAAACCAGTTTCGTGTGAATAAAGATATGTAACTCCAGAAATCGTTGTAGTTGCCAATGGCTTATCTTCAATACCTGTATCTAACCAAGCATATCTAATTAAAGATCCTATGCTCCAGCTATTTTCTTCGTAGTTATATATTACATACCTAGATATCTCACCAGTATTGTCTTCTTTAGATGGGTAGAAAAACCATACTTCAGAGAAAGCACTGTTTAAATTAACATGACATTTGAAGGATTGGCCTAAGTCAAGATCTGAAAATACATAGTCTTGCACTGTGCAAGGTAATTTTTGAACTGTACCGTTGTAAAAATAAAATGAGTTTTTACTCATAAAGTAAATACCAGCCGGAGCATTAACAGCTGCTTTAGGAGCTATAAGACCAGCGCCTTCATTAATAAGATTGACTGCAAATGTAAGCGGCGGGCCAATAAAAGTCATGCTATATAAAGATGTGTCTGTCCAGATCAATACTTCTTGTCTGGATTTAAGGCCGCCAATAATTAAAGAACCACTAGATAATCTAAGACTACCAGCAGTATTTGTAGACCTTGGTTCAAAGTCTAATTCATTTTCTTGGTCACTAAAGGCTATAAGCATAGGATCTACAGCACCGGATCTTGATCCGCTTTCTATAGCATCGGCTCCTAGTATAATTAAATGTCTATCTGTTTCAGATGTAATAACCTGGAGTCCTACAGTTGGAACTAAGTTAGCTCCGCTGATAGCAGATAGCTCTAAGGCTCTTACTGTCAAACCATTATTTTCTTTCCATCGGTATATGCCACCGCCCCTAGGATTCATAATAAGATCTTCACCAAAATTATCGTGCGTCCATAATCTTAATTGCCCAGAAGCGCTAATTGCACTACTTGATCCAAATGTGCCAGCACCCCAATTATTTGCACCCCAACCTGTTGAAGAAACATATTCATCTAGGCCAGAGTTAATTTGATATGCGCCGTCTACACCAGAACCACCATTTCCACTGTCACTAGAATTTGCTGTAGCGCTAACAATAAAGATGTAGGTATTTACAGAAGGAACCCCTACTATTTGATGCTCTTGGTTTAAAACAGCTGCTGTTATAAGACCGCCTAAAGTTGCAGATCCACTGATTGTTACAAAGTCGCCAACAACAGCTCCATGATTCGAGTCAGTTGCTGTGATACTTGTAGAGCCATTTGTAGCTGCGAAGACTATGCCGTTTGTTGTTGTAGCTCTTATTGGTGTTACATCATTAAAAATACCACCAGACTCTATGTAATATTTATTAGTAGTGCCTAAGCCTAAGAAACGAGAACTGCCTAAAGATATCCAACTATGCAATGCTCTAGCTGAACCGATATAAGTGTTTGATGATGCTTTAACCCAGCCGCCTATTTTTTCGACACGGCCTTTTCTAAAACGAATCTTGTTACCATCTACCCATCCGCCTTCATTGGAGTAGTCAGTTTCTTCTTTGTTTATTCCTGGTTTAAATTGAAACTTTGTTAGTGGCATATCTAAATTTTACCATAACCAAAAATAATTTAAGCTAGCCTAATAATAGCGCCTGTAGCTGTTGGACTTGGAAAAACGATAGTAAAATCACCAGCTGTACTTGTTTTATCGCCTCCAAAATCTATAGCAGCTATCGCTTTACCAGCGTTTGATGAGTTGTATATTAAACAACCTCTAGCAGTCACAGTTGCTGTACTAAAAGTAAAATCTGCAAAGTCGCAAATAGCTGTAGTTCCAGATGTTGATGGAGTTACATTTGTAAGTGATCCCCCGGCAGCTGTATAGTTTGTACCACTTACTTCATTAGTTGTTGCATACGCTGTTGTAGCTGCTCCTAACGAGGCTGAAGATGTATATAGTGCTAACTTAATTGTGTCAGCGCCCTGTGTTAAATTATGTCCCTCAACAAGTATTTGTTGTTTAAAACTTGTTGCTATTGCAGATGTAATTGCCATTTCTTAAAGCTCCTTAATAATCTTAGCCATATCATCATGGCCTTGTTGCCTTAATAAATTCACATACGTCACATTTTTAGAATTTATCGCGTTCTTTATACTATGTAAGATTACAGTATAAACTTGATTTTGGAAAGCTAAAGCTTGTTGCTTGACATGCTCTGGAGCTTCTAAAGAAACCTCACATATTTTTTTTGTTGCTTGCTCTGCCCAAAATTCTGGATCGTGTCCTTTATTTTGTGTGGTGTGTATGCCAATTTGGCCTAATTTTACAAAACTGTCGGTCATCCTTTATACGGCTCTGGTGGTGCCGCATCCTCGTTTATCTTCAATCCTTGCTTTGCTAATTTTTCATTGATCTCTTCATAGTTGCCAATAATCCACTTGCCTTCATTTGGTATAGCTACTAATGGTTTAGCTAATCTGTGATAACCATATAGCCTTTCGGGTGCAGGTACGTTGCAATCTAAAATAGTAGATCTATTACTTACACCAACAATAACATTGTTCTCCATAAGTTTTGAGATCCAAAATTCAACACAAGCTCTGCCTGCTTCTGCTAAGTGCATATTTTCTTTGTAAGAAAAATCAATACCAAATAAATCAACTTGCGCTACTTTATTATATAAAGCAAAAGCAAGTGTATAAGCTACGGTGTTATTAAAGTAAGCGCAGCTCGTTGCATTGCACACTTCTTCTAATGGGTAGAGAACCGCTTTAGGTACTCTTTTATCTAATTCACATGTATAGACCGGGTACTTGCCTTCGGTCAACACTCTGGTCATTACGCTTGTTTGTCTTCCTGCGTCATTACTATCAAAAAATCGACTTGCAGGATCCATCATAAACAGTCTGTCACAACCATAAGTGCCAGCAGCAGAATTAATGCACCAGGCTTCGTCCCAGGTTCTTCCATTTTGTAAGCCAATGGCATAATCTACTTGTGACAAGCCAAGACCTATTATGGCTACTTTCTTGCCCTCTAGGGATTTTATGGGTTTCATTATGATACGCCAGTGCGCAACTGATCGTATCTGTATTCGTCACGTGTACCGCGACCTTCGGATAATGTCTTCATTCTAGCAACCGCCTCCTTGAATCTAGCCTCAAATTGGCCAATGACATCGGGCGATTCTTTTAAGAAGATCGCGCCTTCAACTAACGTGCCATACAACAAAGCATCCGGATAATCCGTAGATAAAAATGTTGTACCGCTGTCACTACCACTCGTTAACGAGGCTGGTTTATATAAGTAATGTAATTCTACAGTATAACCAGAGTCTGGTACAGGCGTTACTTCAAAAGAAGTATTGTCAAATAATGAATAATATTTAGGCTGACTTGTTGATGCGCCAGATGAATATTCTTTCATAAATGATGGGTGTTTAAAATCTAAATAATCGTATGTGCTGCCACTAATAATAGCAAGACTAAACGGTGCATAGAAATCTGTTGGTGTTGCTAAAAATCTATTTGATGCTGTCAATGTCCCGGTCACATTCTTCCTTTGGTTAGGAAGTTGAGCCATGCTAAATACTCTATTCTCAGCTTCTTTTATAAAAGTATCTAATTGAGAAGTAAAGGTGCTTTCAGAGACTTGTAAGTAGTCCTGCACTGCTGTTTTTAATGTTGTTAATGTAAAGCTCATGTTGTTATTACTGTTATTGATCCTAAGCTTGTAGCAACCTCAAAGGTTGTAAGCTTAGATCCTAATTTACCATTCCCCTTATTGCTGTAAACTTGGAAAAAATTATTGTCATCACTTGTTTCTATTCTAGCATTTTTAATTGCTTGAGGATCTTTTGGAGCTGCCTTGGGAGATAGCTGTGGGTGTTTTGGATCCCACTGATCTGGACCTACTATTAAACCGTTCCAGGTCTTTTTCATATCGCGTAGGTTATAACGGAATCCTGTTATGTCACAAATTCCAAAAGCATTTTTGTTAGATGCAAAAGCCATTATGCGTTGTTATAGCTTCTTAGGTTTGGTGCAATTCTAAAGGAGGCTCTATCCTCATCGGCAGCTATTGCTCTATTAAATTCTTCATCATAAATCGCTTTTAACTGAGGAGTTAGTTGTGGAGCTTTTTTCATTGATAAATAATATGCCAGACCTGCGGCTAAACAAGGATAAAACCTAAAAGGTACTTCTAAGGTATTTGTTGCCGAGTCTACATCATCCATTCTAGTTAAGACATTCATAAAGATTGTGTACTTACTAGATTGATCCGGAGCAGGCCATACAGATATAGTTGGTGTTATTTGTTTATCAACAAAGAACTGATTTGGCTTACCTGTTGTGCTTTTAGTTGTAATATTTGAATATTCCGCTCTGCTCAATCTTGTCATAGATATGTCGTTAGCATTAGATTGCGTTGTTTCTCTTATAAAGACATCTAAAACATCAATAGGTGCCGTACCATTCGTACTATCAATATTATAAGTTGTTGTATTGGCAACCATATCTACTGTTTTTTGAGCTATGGTCCATTGGTTTAAACCTCTGTTAGCCCATTCAGCAAGCATTAAATTAAGACTTCTATTAGCTGTTTTCAAATCATAGCCCGTACGCAGTTCTAAACCACATCTCTCAAAGGCTTCTTCAATGTACTCAGCTACATCTGGCTCAAAATTTTTGCTGCTTGATGTTGTCACTAGATGTTATAGCCTAGACCTTTAGTTGCTGCACCACCACCTCTTGCCTCACCTCTTTTGACTTTGCCGCCCTTATTCATCATTTTAGGCCTCATTGGTGGCATCATTTGATCCATAACAGGTGATCCGCCGCCCATCATGTGTTTGACCTTTCCGCCTTTGTTCATCATGGCTTTTCCGCCATTTTTCATTCCCTTTGGTTTAGCAGGTCTTCCTACTGTACTTCCGTATGTTCCTATTCCTTTTGGCATAATTTTCTCCTTATTTTCTACCATACAAACCAGAGTTACCTGGGTTGTTTTTATTTATAGTACCACCTTTACGCATTTTTTTTGCGGTCTTGGCAGCTTGTTTAAATGCGTTACTACTAGGAGCGCCTTTGCTTCCTACTTTACGCATAGTTTCACCGGATCCGGCTTTTATACGTTTTCTTTTAGCATCTATGTTTGCATATAGCCCTGGTTTTGCCATTATTTACTCCAATAAGTTTTTGCTTTTGTTTTTGATTTTTTGTTTAACTCGCCAAAGTGAAACAATTGTTTGCTAGCAGCAGTATGACTGTTTCCAGTGTGTAAAGATCCGTCATTCATTTTGTGCATACGGCCTTTATGAAGAGAGCCATCTTTTTTGTAATGATTTACGCCTTTCATAAAATTAACACTTCCACCTTCTTCTTGCTTGCCTAATTCTTGAATTAGGATCATTTCTAGTTTCAGCAGAGCTCTTTTTAAGTTGTCCTAGAGATCTTGCACAATAAGACTTTCTTCTATTAGCAGCCGTGCTACCTTTTTTAACCTTACCGGTTACAGCAGTCTTTAACTTACTGCCGGGGTTTTTGCGTTTATACGCAGCAACACCCTTTTTAGTCATACCCGCTCCACTTTTAGTAGAGCGGTAATTCCCGCCTTTACCCGTTGTTTTAGGAATAGGTTTACTTTTTTTTCTCTCAGCCACCTTTACGCATGAAAAGCAGTCATTGATGAAAATGTAGCAGTTGTATAATTAATATATATACCGTCACTAAAAAGCAATCCATTATCCGGAATAGTAATATCTCTAGTTGCAGTAGCAGATGCTACAGATCCTAGTTTAAAAGAACTTGTACCGTTTGGAGAGGTGTTTACAAAATCCACATTTCCTGCCGTTCCAGAGCAAACCAAATTTACTCCTTGTAATCTGGATCTACCTGCAAAAATAACGTCTGCAACTGCTGTGTTAATACCAGCAGAAACATCACCTGCTGGATTACCAACAGCT